ATGATGGACATGGATTTAATGCAGTAACAGAACTTGGTGCTCATTATGTGATGAGTGCAATAACACTTACACAGGCAGAGGGAGATGACTTTACAACTGGAAATGATTTTCGTTCAGTAGGTTTAATTGTAGACCCAACAACTTTTGGAACATCAACAGTTGCATCTTCTACAACTGCAAGACAAACTTATGTTGTAAAATTAAATACAAGTAGTGGAACATTTGATGCAGACGAAGTAATCACACAAGCATCAACTGGTGCAGTAGGTAAAGTTGTAGAGTGGGATAGTACTTTAAGTCTACTCTATTATCAACAAGAAAGTTTTAAAGGTTTCGGTACAAACGCAACAACTGGTGGGTATGTTGCATTTAGTGGAACAAATCAAATAACTGGTGCAACTTCTAGTGCAACTGGAACTACTGATGGAGATACAGAAACAGTTACACTTGCAAATAGTAACACACTTACATTAACATCTGGATATGCAAATCCAGAACTTCAAGAATATAGTGGAGATATAATTTACTTGGAAAACAGAAAACCTATTCAACGAGCTTCTGACCAAACAGAAGACATTAAAATTATAATTGAGTTCTAAATATGGCACAGATTACAGACCTAAACGTATCACCTTACTATGACGATTTTGATAAAACTGATAACTTTAATAAAGTTTTATTTCGACCTGGCTTTGCAGTTCAAGCAAGAGAACTAACAACCTTACAATCTATACTTCAAGACCAGATTGAAAGTCATGGTTCTCATACTTTTAAAGAGGGTACTGTAGTTATTCCTGGCCAGATATCTTATTCTGATAATTATACAACATTACAACTTGCATCTACTTTTGGTGGAGAAGATGTTGTACCAAGTCAATTCTATAATGCAACTAATGGAATTACTATAACTGGTTCTACAACTGGTGTGAAGGCAAAAGTTATTGGTTATCAAGATGCAACAAGCACAAGCCAACCACTCCTTTTTGTTCAATATATATCTGTTGGTACAGATAATGCAACTAACAAATTTGGAGATGCAGAAAATATAACTGCTGACACAACTATTACACATACTACAAGTTATTCCTCTGGAGTTGCTTCTGTTACAACATTTGAAACTTCTGCTGCACAAACTGGTTCTGCTGTAAAGATTGAAAGTGGTATCTATTATGTTCGTGGTCAATTTGTAAGATGCACAGAAGAAACATTACTTTTAAGTGCATCTTCTATTACTGAGTCTGCTCGTGTTGGATTTACAATTATAGAAACTTTAATTACACCAGAAGAAGATGCAACACTTACCGATAATGCAACAGGTTCTGCTAATTATGCGGCCAAAGGCGCACACCGATTAAAAATAGCTCTTTCACTTTCTAAGTTAGATTTCACATCAACTGCTGATACTTCTTTTATTGAACTTATGAGAGTTAATAATGGTGTTATGGTTTCTGAAGCAAGAAACACAGAATATTCTGTTCTTGGAGATACACTTGCACGAAGAACACATGATGAATCTGGAGATTATACTGTAAGACCTTTCCAATTTGAAATGAAAGAATCTGTTACAAATGATTATCAAGGGGAATCATTTGCTGGGATATATTCATCTAGTTCAACTACTGATGATAATAATACTGCATCTGAATCTTTACTTTCTCTTGCAATTCAGCCTGGAAAAGCATATGTAAAAGGTTACGAAGTAGAAAAGATTGCAACTACTTTTAAAGATATTAATAAAGCTAGAGATTTCAATACAGTTAATGCTGGTATTACAACCTTTGAACTTGGTAACTCTGTAGATATTACTAATGCTTTTCAAATCCCAGACATAGGCGCTGTAACTGGTGAGTCAACTGCATATAAAACTATAGGATTGTTTGATGAAGCAACTACAACAAGAGGTACTTCAAGTGGTACACAGATAGGTGTTGCAAGAGCTCGTTCAATAGAACATTCTTCTGGAACTCAAGGTGATACAACTGCAATAATGAAGATGTTTCTCTTTGATGTTAGACCATTTACTTTTCTTACTATAAGTGGAACACCAAGTCCAACTCTAATTGCAACTCATACTAATGGTGGTGTTCAAATTAAAGGTGCAACTTCTGGTGCAACTGGATTTGTTCATGGCCCATTAACAAGTGGAACAACTATAGTTTTAACAACTGTTATTGGAAATTTTGTAACTGGTGAAAAACTTATTGCATCTGACTCAGCTGAAACTGGTGGATTAATAGAAACTTCTGGTAATGCAGATATTACAATTAATGCTGGAACTGGAACTATTGTATCAAAAAGATTTTCAGATGTTCGCTCATTCTTTATGGATGATGATGACTCTGGACAAGACTTTACTGCTGATGCTGTTTTAGAACTTACTGGAGAAGGAGGTAGTATTGCATTTGACGGAACTGATGCTTCTGGTGCTGATGCTGGTAGTAATATTCTTTTGGATACTGTAGCTGATGCTGGTGGTGAAATTATATTAGAAGATGTTAGAATTGCAAGATTAAAAAATCCAGAAAAAAATGTTGCAATATTTAAACTACCTAAAACAACTATTAAAACTTTATTGACAACTGCAAATGCTGGTGCAAGTGATACACAATTTACAATACGGAGAAACTTTGTAGGAACAACAAACTCATCTGGAGTGGCCACATTTTCTGCTGGAACTAACGAAACCTTTGTTGCTTTTGCAACGAAAGATTATACAATGTCTGTTCTTACTGCTGGTGATGGAAGTGCTGCAGCTGGAGATGTTATATTATTAAACTCGACTAAGGTTACTACAACTGGAACTTCAACATTAACAGTTACAGATGACACACTTTTGGGTGATGGTGCAAAAATTAAATTGTATGCAACACTATTAAAAACAAGTGTAGTACCAAAAACAAAAACAACAAATCTATCCAAACAACTTAATGTTATTGCAACAGATGTTGATGGTGCATATGGTGTAAGGTCAACGGACAAAGAGATTTCTTTAGGTCGTGCAGATGTGTTTAAATTACAATCTGTGTTTGACTCAGAAGATACAAGTGCAGCTGCAACTGCTCCACAATTTACAATAAGTGGTCTTGTTGGAACTTTTCTTAGAGGAGAGAAAATAACTGGTGGTAGTTCTGGTGCAGTTGGAAGAATTATTTCAACAACTTCTCCTATCTCATATGTTCTAACTGCTGGATTTGGTGCAACAGATTTTACTGCTGCAGAAACAATAACTGGCGCATCTAGTGGTGCAACGGCGACTGTAGGAACACTCACAGCAGGGTCTAAAGTTATTACCAGTAGTTTTGTATTAGATACTGGACAGAGAGATAACTTTTATGATATCGCAAGACTTGTAAGAAAACCAACTGCATCTACACCTATAGGTCAACTTCTCGTAATCTATGATTATTTTTCTCATGGTACTGGAGATGCATTTACAGTAGACTCATACACAACTAATGCTGGACAAATGGAGTATGATGATATTCCAACTTTTAGTGCAACAAGAGTTGACCCAGATGCACCAGAACCAACTGGTGAATTTGATCTAAGAGATTGTTTTGACTTTAGACCAGCATTAGAAGATATTGCTGGAACATCAACTACAGTTTCAAGTATTGATACAGTAACAGGAAACTCATTCGATTTCTTCTCAAGACAATATGATGGTACTGGAGCTTCAACTGTTGATACTCCAAAACCAGCAAGTAGTCTTCAAGCAGACTTTGAATTTTATCTTGCAAAATTTGTTTCTCTCTTTTTAACAACAGAGGGAAGTTTTGAAATTATTGAGGGTATTTCAGATGAAGAACCTACTCCACCAAAAGATTTAGATAACTCATTAAAACTTGCAACTATATTCTTACCAGCATTTACCTTTGCTCCTAGAGAAACAATAATTAATAGATTTAAAACGCAAAGATTTACTATGCGTGATATTGGTAGATTGAAAGATAGATTAGAGGCTGTAGAATATTCTACTGCTTTAAGTTTATTAGAAAGGTCAGCAGAGTCTTTTGAAATTCAAGATGCAAATGGACTTAATCGTTTTAAGTCTGGTTTTGTTGTTGACAATTTTTCTGGACACAGAGTTGGAGATGCTGCAAATAAAGATTATAAGATTGCAATAGACCAAGAACTACAAGAAGCAAGACCTAAGTGTGTTTTAAGAAATGCACCTCTTACAGAAAGTGTTTCAACTGATACTGCAAGATCAGCTGCTGGATATCAAAAAACTGGTGATGTTTTGACATTACCTTACACAAGTGTTTCTTTTGCTGAACAACCATATGCAACAAGAGTTGAAAATATTCAACCATATCTAGTTTTTGGATTTACAGGAAAAATTACTCTTACTCCTAGTGGTGATGAATGGTTTGAAACAGAAGTATCGCCTGCATTGATAATCAATGTTGAGGGTAATTTTGATACTTTTGTTGCTGACAATCAAAATGCAATAGGAACTGTTTGGAACTCATGGGAAACACAATGGTCTGGTACAACATCACAGAGTATTGATGCTGGAGTCCAGCGAGTTGGTGGAAGACATGGTTTTTGGAGAACTGTTAGAACTATTGATACTGTTACAACTCTTGCAAGAAGAAGTGGTACTGAAACTTCTATTGTTGCTCAAGTAGATGAAGAATCACAAGGAAGTAAAGTTATATCTAGAGGTGTAGTTCCTTTTGTAAGACCAAGAACTATTGAATTTGTAGGTGAATGTTTTGCACCAAATCAAAGAGTATATGTATTCTTTGATGGAATAAGTGTAAGTGTATATGTAACACCGGCTTCAAGTACATTTACTTCTGATACAACTATAGTTGCTGGTAGTCCTTTGATTACAACTGCAGCTGGAAGAATTGAAGGAAGTTTCTCAATCCCAGATTACAAATTTGCTGGACAATCTAATATACCTAAATTTAGAACTGGTGAAGTTGAATTTAGAATTACCTCAAGTGATATTAATCAGAAAAGTTCTACTAACGCAATCTCTCAAGATGGTGTTGAATTAGGAGCTCCCTTTACTGCTGGTCAAACTACTTATATGGCAAAAGGTCTTTTAGAAACAACACAAGAAACAATCATTGCAACAAGAAATGCTAAATTAGTTCAGAGTAGTGTCGATCAAACAACAACTGTTACTAGGGATATTGATAGAGGAGTAAGTGCTGTTGGTAATAGACAAGTACATGACCCTCTCGCACAAACATTTATGGTTGCTGAAGAAGGTGGTTGTTTTATAACTGAAGTTGATATTTTCTTTGCCGCAAAAGATAATGCATTACCAGCATGGGTAGAAATACGAAATGTTGTGAATGGTTATCCTGGGCCAAAAGTTTTACCTTTTGGTAGAAAAGTTTTAGAACCAGTCGATATTAATATTGACTCATCAACAGCCGCAACTGCAACCAGTTATACTTTTGATTCCCCAGTTTATGTACAAGAGGGTATAGAATATTGTGTTGTTGTAATGTCTGACAGTTTAGATTATCGTCTTTGGATTTCTCAAATGGGAGAGATAGATGTTGGTGGAACTTCTAGAATTGTTTCTAAACAACCACATCT